ATATGGAATGTTCGAGTAATTTTCGGGGGATTTTGTGTTGAGACCGAAAAAACCCTTGAGAAACAAATAGATAAAAAGAGACCGAATACGATTCCTGTTTCTGCCAGCCCTTATCTGTTTTTGTTAAATATCAAGTAGTTAAGAACAAAAGCGAGCAAAAACCGACCTGAAATAGCTGCAAATACGTGCACTAAATTTCAAATACTTATCACTTTTTTCGTGTGCATTCGTGGTTTTATCGTGAATGCGCACGCAAAATCCTTGTGTTATCAGCTCATTAAATTAGTATGCTGCCGTCTGCATGGCATGAACAACATCAGACACCGTAACTGCCTCTTCAGGTAGTTACGGTCTCCAAATTACATCACCGGATTATCGTCAAACTCCATTGTTCGCATGTCGTTCACAGCGTGCAAAATCACGCCGAAAATCCCGTCATCATCATCTGTGTTTATCCTGTCCTTGCGACCATCACCGCCCAGGCTTTCCAGATGCTTATATGGGTGAGTCCTGGATCGCCTAAAATGAAACTCCCCCGCCAGCTTGCAGACGACCACCGAACCGTCGCAAGGTGTAGCTGAGCAATCCACGATAAGAAGCGCTCCCTGAGTTATACCAGCACGCCAGTACGTGTTTGCCGCCTTCATGAAGTATGTGGCGCTCGGGTGAGAAATGAATAACTTATCCAGCGATATCCGCTCTTCAATGTAGTCTGTAGCTGGTGAAGGAAAACCCATCTCAAAGCCCCCATTAGGATTGAACAGCATAAAGGTGCGCGCTTCCCCTTCATCACAAGAGATATCCTTGAAGGTTGTCACGTAGCACCCGATCCAGTTGATAGCCTGCTTCAGCGATCAGTTCCAGTTAACCCCCTCAAGCTGTCTACGGATTTAATTTACCTCCCCATTAACTGGAATATGCAAAAAGAGGCTTTCTATTGTAATAGTTTTCTCGCTACGAATTATCATCAACAACATTGCCGAATTCGATTTGACATATTATATATCGCATTACACAAACGCACGACACATTAGTCCAATAAAGAAATACAACCGCACCTCTCAGTTGCAAGTCAATTAAATAAATTATTTTTAATATTGATTTAAATCAAAACAAATAAACACTTGAGGAGTATTCTTTTTTATGTGCTTTAAGCACGCCCAATTAATATTTATATAGGAACGAAAAAATGAAATACGAACTAATTGCTAAGTCTTCAGACACTAAAAATGAATCAAAAGTGAAATTAACCATGACTACTGAGTTTGAAATGATTATTGGCGACTCCTTTATTAATCAGAAATATAATCTTGAAGGAACAATTACTGGTCGTAAATTTGTGTTCGATGAAAACGGAGAGCTTAAATCTATCATGCTCTACATCTGATCTTAATATCCCTAAAATCCTTAAATAATAATGCCGTGAGGCCCGTCAGCATTAGTCAGGCCTCACCTACTTATACTACAACTCCCCCCACTTACCAAATACTAGTGGCTCACCATATCCGCAACGTCGATACTCCTTAGTTGAATTATAAGGCCAGTAAAACTGTCGACAGGCTCCATCACTTACGCCTGTCGCGATCACACGCACAGCCCCTGCGGTTTCCTCAGGATAGTGATTTTCCTCCGTGGCGTAGCTGCTGACGCTTTGGAAGTAATCGCCTGGCGTGGTGAGGTCGTCCAGGTCCTGGTCTTCCGGCAACGAGTTCGAGGCCATTGGCGCAGCACCGACATCTTCAGCTGAAAGACTGTCTTTGGTCGCCAGCTCGCCTAACCCGATATGATCCCGCGCTTCGGCTTGCGCCTTTTCTCCGGCTTCAGCGATTTCGGAAAGGTTGTGAGCAATCTCCAGATATACAGGCTCTTCCTCGACAGCTTTCGTTACGACCGTAACCGACGTGGTTACCCCTGAACTTGCCCCCGTCAATGCCAGCGTTGCTGTTCCCTCACCCGCAATGAAGAGTGTGCCTGAAGGTGTCAAAGTCGCAATTGACGAATCTGAGGACGTTGCCAGGACGTTTTCTGAGTAATTTTGCGGCGAATAAGTGATAGCGATATCGTAGGACTGATCCACCAGCAACTCAGCAGGAATAGCACCAATCTTTATTGAGGTCAGATAAATTTCCTGGTCAATAGTGGCCGTTGCCGTGAGTCCAGTAGAAATCGATGCAATGATCGTCTGTGTCCCGCCCTTTCCTGCAACTGAGGTATATTCCCCGCTGGCGTTCACTGAACCTAGTGACGCATCGGTTACGGTCCATGACACTGGATAATCGCCACCAACGGAAGCCGGCAAAACAGTCGCACTTAACTGAAGCTTTTCACCTGCATGAAGTTTTGACGTGGCTGGGGTAATGACAATAGCCGTTGACGTTATCCAGTGCGGCTTTGATATTGTCGATCTGATTATTACCAGGCAGCGCCACCGAGTAATTACGCCTTACCCGAAAGGCGTTATCGCTCTCTTCTGCTTTTCCAAGGCTGGCGCCCTGAGTGTTCGTCACCGTGCGTATACGGGCCACTGGCGAAGCAATGATGGTGAGTGTGCCTGGGTTGGCACTCTCCGCACCTGCGGTCGTACAGGTAACACTGACGGACGCCTTTCCGCTGGTATCGGTGATAACCTTCGCATCCGTGGACCAGAGCGTGCCTGTAACGCGATGGCGCACCTTCACCCCCGCCGGTATTTCGATTAGCCCGTCGCCCTCAAACTCCACAACGTCCGTTGAGAAACTTTCAGGCTGGCGCTGTAACCCAGCAAACGCAGCTATACGGTCAAGCTGTTGCCCCTTTGCCGCGTTCGGGTCCGCAGAGTGGTACGCGTTAATCACCTCTTCATCCAGGTTTGCGAATAACTCTGACCAGATAGCGATCGCCATGCCGTCAGGCGTTTCTGGTGACAGGTTCCAGCCGCTATCTATCCCGAGGTATTTTTCAGTCACCTCGTCTTTGTATTCCTGAAGGGTCGTTCCCGTCGCGCCGTGTTTCGTTATTTCAGCCATTAGAGATCCTTGTCGTACAGGAATTCGAACTGTTCATTGTTGATGTCGGTCAGCGTGGCCCTAATCGTGAACGTGCGTTTTCTGGTGTCGTTATCCATATCGAACGTGTTGATTGCCAGCACGCCCTTAGTGGAAAGAATGCGCTGCTTTATGTTGGCTTCTGCAATATCGCGGGAGGATTTACCCAGGATGCTCTGAAACCACGGCGTACCATCAGTGGCATCAAGAAAATACTCCCCCAAAAAAAGACGAAGCCTGCAAATGCAGGCCTGTCGGGTTTCTTCTTTTCCGGTAACGAATTGATCGCCACTCGTCACGATATCGCCGTCTGAGAAATTACGGATCATATATACCTCTTGTTACCACAGCAGCCTTACATGAACGCATTCACCGCATCACATAAACAATGGCTGCAATTGATAATCCAACTGACGCCACAAGAGCCGACACTGACAGGATTATTCCCGCCACATTTGCGCCTTTTTCACTCATGTTTCCACCTATACGTAAAAAGGTTTTGGTGTTAGTATTTTTGGGCATTCGCTCTCCGCGATTCATTCATAAATTTCCTTGTTGAATGCACTCAGCCGATTTGTAGCAATGAAAAACCCCTGACGTTTGCGGCGTTCAGGGGTTTTGTTTTTTTCTGTATCTATTGTGTCACTTTATTCAGGGCCGTCCGTTTTACTTCCTCCCGGTTCCACGCCGCCATGTTTATGCGTTGAACCGATATTCTTCCCGTTGTGCGTAAGCCCGTCAGAGGACAGTGAAAGCGTTTGACTCCCAACGTTGAGGTTTATCCCACCATCAGAAAGATGAAGCCGAACAGAGCCGCTGGCGTTGCTCATTCCGATATAAGAGCGGCGGTCACGATTCGTTCCCATGCCTGTGACGACATTAGAAAGACTGTCAAAGACAGGCATCACCCCGCCGCTATTGGTTAATTTAAAGCGGGGCTTAGCCGCCTGGTTTTCTTTCTCGGCCATAATTTACCATTCGTTGTATGGGGTGACGCCGCTGTCAAACGCCTCTTTAATGGCATCCATCATCGGATCAAGCTGGTCATCATGAGTGTTAAACGCGGCGTTGATACCCTCCATTTCCTGAAGGAAATCACTTACCCACGGAGCGGAAGCCGGAAGCCTGATGTAACCAGACTCGATCCAGCCCTGCGTATCCATGAGGCGGGTGTATTTATCCTGATCGCGCTGTATCGCGCGTATAGGGCAGAGAGCGCCCTTGCGGATAGACTGAATCAGGCCAGTACCGGAAGATTTATCCTCAACGGCCATGAAGCGCAGCGGCCCGTTCTGCATCGGCTTGCACTTGTTCCAGAACGCGATAGCTCGCCTCTTCAGCTCGTCGGATTCCCATTTCCCGCGTACCCATGTTTTACTTTTTTCCTTCAGGACTAATCAGGGTAGCTTTTCAATGTGCGGGCATATTAATGGCCTGAGACATTAGTCAGCAGCCTCTGTAATGATTAACCGAGTTGAAGAACACCGTGGTCTTCCGATTCGGAATAGGCAATCAGTCCGGTATATTCGGGCACCGCTGAGTCATCCTCGGCCACGAACGCCTGGATCGTAGAATGTGTGATGCAGTATTTTGGCTGACCATCCTCTTTAGCGAATTTCGCCAGTTCCTGAATCTGCTCAGCCGTAAGCACTAATCCAGGCATAGGGTTTTTATTTTCTGTCATTACAACGGTCCTTTATTTTTTTCACGGTGTCGCATACGTCAGCGGCAACACCAAACCAGTTGCGGGCCTTCTCAAGTGAGACGCAGCCCACCAATAAAAAAGGCACCAGTATTGCTACCAGTGCCAGCTTTGCGCCGCGCCGCGGCTGTCTGTGCGTCCAATGCTTTCGACTCATACCACCTCAACGCTTAAGCTGAAAATGCGGACCGTCCACTAGCGTTGTCCAGTCACCGCCCCATTCGATTGGAGTGTTTAACTCCTGTGCGGCCTGTTTGAAGGCTTCAGCGATTTTCCGGTAAAGCGGGAAATCCCACGAAACAGTACCGCCAACGTAGGCCACAACGTCAACGGCCTCTCCGGTAAGGTGTCGGCTGTTCATGGTCTGACTTTTACCCTCAGCGTAAAGCTGTTTCTGGCGTTCCTGGGTGCGGAGACCTTCGGTAATGCCGAAATCCACTGAGGTCAATTCAAGCGCACGGCGAACAACGGCCACCAGCTGTGGCTTTACCCCTTTGAGATTGTTTTCGCTGCGTTGGGAAAATTTAAATTGCTGGGTCATAACTTTTCCTGCGTTTCAGATGATGCGATATGAGCCACGTTCCCCTTCGCACGCCACACAGCGACACAGACAAGGAGATCGATGAATATTTCGCTGATATCAATTTGCACGTACTGGCCGTACAGAATCCGGAAGGTTGTCCAGGAAAGCGCGATTATCAGCAGATACGCAATGACAGCCATCAGACGATTAGGCTTGCCCTTACCCTGGAAGAAAAGCAACCGTGCGGCAGTGGCCCCGCAAATGAATGCGTGACCGTTGAGTAACAGAGAGTCAAAAATCATTGATCACCCTCCCTTGCATTCCCGCCTCTGTACGAGCGAACACGAGCGAGGATTTTCATTAGTGCAGTAATACAAATGACAGCGCCGACCAGCGCCCCAATTGCAGGTGATACTGTTATCGATACTGGAGGTCTTAGCCGTGCCAGCCCTGTGTTAAGCAATCCGGCCAGAATTTCGGAAATGAAATCCGCGCAATAAATGCCGCCGACGAAAGAGACAAACGCGAAAACAATCTGCTTCCAGAACTGGTGATGCTCACCCGTCAGGACATAGAGCGCCGCACCAGCCAGAGAGCAAAGCATGACAGGCGGTGTGGCCTCGGGGAACATAGTGGCGAAAGACAATCCCGCGCCACCAGCAGCAAGCCCTGCCGTTGTGGTTAATGGGTCATACATTATTTACTCCGAATCGAAGGCATCAAAAAACCACCGAGTGGCGGTTGCACGGTTTTAACGAATATTTTGCTCAAATAACTGTTGATAAAATGCGCCTTCAGCCCATCCATGTGGGGGCATGGATGCTTACATAGTCAAGAGGAATGGCTGATTAATTCTGATAAAGGAATGGCATGAAAAACTTGAAAATCACTGGCGTTAGATATATTGATTCCGCTGTAAAAAAAGGTGTGTTTCAGCTCACCGTTGGATTAACAGGAGAAAATGGCACTACTCATTCTGTGCCTTTAGATATCGAACCTGAAAATATCATGAATAAAACTCTTGCTGAACTGGAAGAAATGGCCATTCGTAAACTCGGCATTTAATATTTTTCTAGATTCTTTGAAATAGCATTATCAATTTGACAAAAGGAACTTGTTGTTGATTCAGAAAGATGATCAATCTGTTCCTTTAATTCTTTAATTTGGTTTTCTAAACTCTCAATTCGCTTCAGTGCGAGCGTCATCGGGCTTGGGGAGAAATTTTCACTTTCAGCAATGCCTTCGATGCACCACCCGGAACCGGAAAACTTAATTTCCAGTGCTTTAAGGCGTTCTTCAATAGTCATAGACAACCTCCAGAAACGAGAAAACCCGCCGAAGCGGGTTTCAGTATTTATTTTTGGATGAGCGCTGAACCTAAAAATTTTCCTGCACAGCAATTTTGCAAAGAAAACAGCGCTCATTCAAAAAGAGATTTACTTTCCGGTCACTCAAGGATTCCCCTTCTTCGCAGACCGAAAGACTTGAGTGGTGGCCCTTGCTGGACTTGAACCAGCGACCTGGCGATTATGAGTCGCTCGCTCTAACCACTGAGCTAAAGGGCCGAAATAGGTTGAGGTGCCGGGTGCCTCCCGGTGAGCCGTTGGCCAGCAACCGTGACTCGCTGATAATTTGATAACGATAATATAATGCTGTATAGCCCCGCCGCTTAGGGGGATTCACCTCAATTTCGGTTTGATATGAATGAGAATAAAAGGCATAGCAGACCAATGAACAGAAGTATTGCGCCCTGCCCAAATGCATACATCATCGTCAATATAAGACCCGTTTCGTACATCTCTTCTCAATACTCTCAAAAATCTGGTGCCGACTACCGGAATCGAACTGGTGACCTACTGATTACAAGTCAGTTGCTCTACCTACTGAGCTAAGTCGGCGCGGTGGTTCTCGTTCGTAGACAGCGAACACGACAGGTAAAATGGGAGGTATTTGAACTTACCTGTCTGAGAACCAAAAAGGCCGCTCGGGGGAGCGGCAAAACTGATTCAGGTCGTGCTTCTTAGTCACAACCGAAAAGCGCTCACCCTATTGTGTCCCCAAGCATGTTCCGTTACTTAGATAACCTGAGCGCTTATCGCTTGCTACTAAAAAACTGCCGCCTTACAGCGGCAAATAAATCAATCAACCGTACTGGACGGAAATACCCTAATAGTCACATGAAGTTACAGACCATCCGGCTATAACTGTAAAGCGCACTCTGGATAAAATTACCGTAACCAAACAGAAACACATGCCCAGTGTGCGCTTTACAGTAATTCCAAAAAAAAGGGCAAGAGGTGTCCACCACGGCAATTGCCCAAATATCTGTAAGAGCATTAATAATTAGTAGTTACTACGGCGGAGGATGATAGAGCGGGAAACATAAACAAACATTAAACGCACAAACCACATGGGTAAATGCGACATTTTCGCCTTACAGCGCAGCATCAGCGATATTAATCGCTCGGAAAAATCCACGACCTGTATACTTTGCGTTCAAACAACAGGGGAGCACACTACCCAACAAACCACCCCAGGTTAGTTGGACGGCGTAATGTGCTTTCCTGTTGCAACTTGAGAGCTAAATCACTCGATTGTTCAAGTCTAAAAAAACAACATTCAATCAGACAAGTGACTATTGTGAACATTTTATGATAAGTTTTGCGTACGCGTTAGTGTTTTCATGCATGAAATGCAACTATGAACCTGCTAATTAACAAGGACCTCAATGAAAAACATCATCCATCTTTCAGATCTTCACCTGTCTCATACAAACAAAAATGGATTTTTTTGGGAAGATGCAAAAAAAGTTCTTTCAAAGTTGATTTTAGACATTGAAACAATACAAAATGATCATGGCATTAAGGTTGATACGATATTTTTCACTGGAGATATGGTACAGGCTGGAACAAAGGAACAATATGAACTATTCAAAACAAATATACTTACTCCTTTAACAAAAGCCCTTAATTTAACTTACGGTAGCTTTTTCTTCGTTCCTGGAAATCACGATGTGGACAGGAATAAGGTCCACTTCCTTGAAAAAACATTAAGAGAAGGCAATAACAAACAAAACATTGAACAATATTACGACCTGGTTAATTCTGGGGAAGAAACATGGAGAAGACTCACCGCTTTTAATGAATTCAATGAAGAGATGCTTGTTGATTCAAAAACTATTCATACTCGGGGTGTACTGTCATGTGTTCATAAAATTTCAAATAGCCTTTATGTTATATGTTTAAATAGTGCATGGCTCGCTATGGATGATTATGACCAAGGCAATCTTCGGATTACAGAAAAGCAGCTGGATTTTTTTAAAAGAGCCAGAATACCTCACGACGCGCAAATCATCGGTTTAATACATCACCCCGCAGATTGGCTTGAAAATCAAGATAGAGATTACTTCTCTAGTTATTTAGAGAAAAAAGTAGACATGCTTTTATTTGGTCACATGCACACATTCAAGCAAAAATCAGAATCAAATTTTAGCGATGATATTACGTTATTTTTACAGGCTGGCACTTTAGATACTCGCGAAAGTTTTACGGGATACTCGGTGATTTTACTAAATAAAACCAACGACATAACAGATGGGCGATTATTATATAGAAAATTTGATAAAGAACAAGATTCTTTTGTTCCCTGGACAGATCGGGCAGATAATGGGCAAATTGATTTCTCTACCAAGAGTGGACTAAAATTCGACTCTGATAAGTTCGCCAAATTCTCAGGAGAAATATCTAATCGGTTCGATTTCGACTTATTAATAAATATCGGAACACCTGAGGAACGAAAAAAAAGATTGGTTGATTTATTCACTGAACCAAACTTTGTTGAAATTAATACTGTTGCGTTACAATCAAAACCTATTAAATCCACCAACGATATCATAGATAGTCATGACAATTATGTGATTTTCGGAAGTAGCAGCTCAGGAAGAACCTCAATTCTGAAGTACATGTTCATCAATAGCCTAAAAAAACAGCAAAAGAAGGACTTCAGTGAATTTAGTTTTTATTTAGATGCTTCTACTCTTAATTTTTCAAGTTCCTCTGCTATTTTTGGTCATTTATGCAAACAATATTTCTCTTCGGATTTAACAACTAATTTCGAAGAAAAAGTGAAAAAAATGATTGTTGATGGTGATTCCGTTATTTATATAGACAACATTGACAAATTAGAAAACAAACAACTTATTATTTTATCGAAGTTTCTCGCTGACTATAAAACATGCCGATTTGTCATAACGGCAGATTTTATTAACCTACCACAAATAGCCTCTTTACTTTCAGAGTCAGATAAAAACAAATTCATTGCAACATCCATCGGCTCACTGAGGCGTTGCAATGTAAGGGAAATTGTTTCAAAATGGCATGATGAATCATCTCAAAATGCAATATACAAAGAGATAACTCGAACCATTAACAACTCTCAATTACCGCACAATTATTTTATATACTCAATGCTTCTTGCAATTTATGAGGTTGATCATGATATTAAAGGTATACTTACGGAATCCGATATAATTCAAAACTTTATAGAAATATTGCTTAGGAAGCATTTCATGGATACCCCAGCAAATAAACCGCAATATAAGGAACTTCTTCATTTCCTCGGTTTTATTGGGAAATCACTTTTTGATTGCCGCCAAAATTTCATTGAAAAAAACAGTCTCTATGATTTAGCTCTAACATTCATTCGTGAAACAATGCATGATTATGATTTAAATGATTACATTGCACCACTAATAGCTAGTGGCATATTAAGAAGCGTTGATGAAAAAACTTATGAATTCTCACAGCCTTGTTTTTTATATTACTCTATAGCCTATTTCATGGGTCATGATAGAGAACTTCAGCAACAGGTTATTTCAGAAGAAAACTATCTTGAACTTGATAAGGTAGTCGAATATTACTCATCTCAAAATGCCTCCAACCTAGATCTTCTGTATTACCTTAGCGAACGAACTCAAGGATTGAGAAAATCAATATCTACTACTATGCAATCTAAGAAAGGCATAGATATCGAGGCAATTAAAATTGAAGAGACCAATACCTTATCTGTATTAGATATGATTTCAACTACATCCGACTTTGAACGTAAGATAGAAGATTTGAAATCAGATCGAGAAAGCGATGATGCCAGACTTGATCAAATATCTCCGCTAGATGATTCAGGTAAAAAGGCAAAAATTCCAAAAAAATCCAGTGAACAAAACAATGAAACAATCAAATTGGTTGAAACACTATCTTTATATGCCAGGGTATTCAGAAGCACTGAGTTATCTATGGACAGGGAAAGTATCCTCAGCATATTCAAAGATTTAGTTGATGGTTATATTTTCTATTTAAAGTCATCATTGATATTAATGGATGAGTCATTCATACTGCCTATAATACTTCCTGCACTAGAAAAGAAAATGCAGGAAGAAGGTTTGTCGCAAAAAGATAAAGATGATATTTTTGAAATATTCAAATTAATTATATCATTAACAAAATCAATGATGCCAAATAACATCCAAAAAATGATGAGCGATGAATTGGCAACGAAAAAACCAAGAATCGAAAACATCATCAAAGAAGCAAAAAACAATGCTCAAAATCCAGTTGAAAGAGCAATGCTTTCGTATGTGCTAATGGACATCAAAGAAGACAACATAGTGAAATTAGCTAATGAGTTGATGAAAGATAAGAATAAAGTTGTTAAGGAATCACTGTTCTTTAAAATCAATCAAACTCTCACTAGTAATTATGATTTAAAAAGAGAAGACATTCAGGCTCTAAAAGGTTTTGCAGTAGCAATAAGTAATGAAAGGAAGATGGTAAAGTCTAATAATTTGGCCGAAGCATTTATGACACTAGAAAAAATCGGACAGTAAGAATCAAAACGGCCTTTCAACATGAAAGGCCGTTAGCTATTAAGTTTGACGGGTATAAGGCTCAATGTTTTTACGATTTTTTTTACCATCAACGGGCATTAAATCAGTATTAATTGTGTATGACAGCATCGTTTTAACAAAGGCCAAATGATGCTCTGGAGAGATTTTGGTCTCTCTAACATTCCCGAAATAGTCTCGTCTGATCCTGTTCATAAGCCCCCCTTTTAGTGTCATAACTATAGTTTAGAGATCTAAAAAACTCCATACTGAATTGTTGTTTTGTAACATGTACAAAGATAGGCACATAAATGCCAATCACATAACCAACTGTTTTTTATACATTTTGTGTAGAGACCAAACCGCCTTCAACAAATGCAAGTGCAGATTCAAGCTTTTTCCGAATAGTACCATCAGAGCATTTTAGCCTTCTAGCGATGGCTCTTAGTGAAATACCCATAACAAAATGTGCAATAAGAACCTCATACATCTCAGGCCTTCGCCTGCATAGTTTTGTTACTAACGAGTCTATTAATAGACCTTCATCATCAGTACATTGAACTCTTGATTTTTTACCATATGGAATCAATGATTTAAAACCCGCTGCAATCGGTTTCCAATCAACACCACAGCTATCTGATGCTGCCCAGGCCCCCCAGCGTTCCATTAGGTCATGTATGTTAGCCATATCTAGTTCTCTTTTTTGCTCCCATTCATTTAGTTGACGACCGATAAAGTTCGATTTTTCCTGAGGATTATTTCGTCTTGTATCTTTCATCGGAACTCCTCATCTCGCCAGATTTTTTGTGTGCGAAGAATGCCTTCAGCGTGCATAAGCCGAAGTTCCTCGTAGGTGTATTCTTTTGTTTTAACGCGACCGTCGATCACGTCATGACAGGCGTTGCAGGAAATAGCGCCTTGTTCATCATCCGGTTTGCATCCAGTACCACACGTACCTGCGAGCCGGTAATGTGCCAGGCATGAGGTTTCGGGATTGTTGTTGCAGATACCAGGTATGCGAATTGTGCACTCCCTTCCCTGAGCCGCTTTTCGCAAGTTCGGTTTTCTCTTCATGCTGCGAACTCCAGCAGCTGCATGGCTACGTTGTCGGCTTCCTGATAGTTGCGGAATTTTTTAAACAGAATGGTGTTCCACAGGACGTTAAAAACTGCCTTGTAGACCTGGAAGAATTCAGCCTCTTTCATGTTGGCGAAAGAGATAGATTTTGCTTCGCGGCGGCGGGTGCCATCAGGAAGGATAAACTCGTCGTAGAAACCCGCCTCGATGATGGCCCACTTTCTGAAGGCCTCGAAGGATTTGGTGATTGCCGCCTCTTTCGTTCGCCACTGCCCGTGGGTTTCGTTGTAAACCTTTTCCGTCTCCATCAGGAGATCGTCATTGCCGGCCATCGAGATCAGATAGCGCACGTACCCGTGAAGATATTCTTTTTCCGCAGGAGTGATTGCCCCGCCGACTGGTGTCCAGTATTCGAACCCAAGATTAAGCAGCGCGAAGAAGCGTTTGTGAAAGAGATAGTTTCGGACAAGCTTCACGTCGCAGTTAAGCCACACGCCGATTTTGATACGTTGCAAAAAATCTCTGGCCTCGGGCGTTGCCGTGGTCAGGGTGGTGGGTGAAGATTTAAAGAGTTGTATAATCTGTGCCATCGTTCTCTCCGGTGGCACAGTGTTTCAGCAGGGTTGTTCAGACCCGTTAAACATTATAAATCATTGATGTCTCAGTCGTCACCTTTTGATCGTTCAGGTGCAGACGTTGCAGCTACTAACTCGCTATACACTTCCACATTGGCAACAAATTCGCCAGGTCGCATAACAAATCCACTTCTGAAAGAACCGTCACCATTGCGATAGATAACTACCGCTCTGGTGCTCTGGTGAAATCCCATTATCAAATGGTCAGGTAAGGGCGAGTAACCTCGCCTTCTGCTGCTTCATGGCGTTCTTCTCCTTGACCCAAAGGTCTGTAAGAAGCTAACCTTGCATGTGTCGAGCATACAGGGAGCCTCAAGTTGATGTTAAAGTCACTTGGGGCTTTTCTCTGTCTGTCTCGTGTATGCCTGAGACAAACAGCCTCAAGCACCCGCCGCGATTCTACGTTAACCATCTGACTTATCGCAAACTTTAACTGCTGTGCCTGTAGCTTTGCCAGTTGAATGTCACCCAAATTCCACCATCCATCTTAAGACGATCAAATGCTCTTTCGCCTATGGCTCCGGGTAGATCCGCCGAGTTCAGATTCGTGAGAATACCTACAGGTTTCAGCATCGCCGTTCGGCGGTCAATAATCTGATGCAGTATCACCTTCTCGTACTGTGAATACATCTGGACGCCTACTTCATCGAGAACCAGCAGATCCAACGTGGTCATTTCATCCATAAGTTTTGCCTCAGACTTACCGCCGTTAAAACCCGCCTTAAATTCTGTCATCAGGTCAGCCACGGTGATAATCAGCACGCTCTTTTGCTGCGCGATGAGGGCATTACCTATTGCCGCTGCAAGGTGGTTTTTACCTGTGCCAGGGCTACCGCCGAAAACAAAACAAGCGCACCCCGACCCGAAGTTATTAAGCCAGGATTTAGCTTCGGAAAACGCTTTACGCTGCCCCTCACACCGTACCTCGTAATTTTTGAACGTGCAGTTGTGATAACGCTCGCGTATTCCTGAACGTCCGAATGTTTTTTGGATGCGGGTGCGTCGGTTTTCCATGGTGATTTTCTCTGAGTGCTTACGGGCTTCCTCCTTCTGCCAGTCCATCAACTCCTGCGCACTTGAGAATTTCGGCTGGACTCCGGCGGGAACAATCCGCTGCAGTCGTTTCAGAACGTCAGACATATCGCGCATGATCATCCCCTGAAGCCCGCAGGAATGTTTGTGTCAGGCACAGAAATTTCGCCAGGCCTGGTTCGCAGTTGTTCAGGCCTTTCCCAGGCTTCAAGAAAGAAATTTGACGGACCGTAAAACGTTTTGGCCTGTTTCACGTATTGAGTACCGGCTGCGCCAGTAGCGACAACGAAATCAGCGTATCGCCTTGTACCATCCAGCATGGCCTGAATACTCACCCCTTCTCGAATCCTCGCGCTCCAGGCTTTAAACGCCCCCGCCTTATCCTGCCCTCCAGCGCGTCGAGGGTATGCAGCCCAGGCAATTTCAAATTCCGGAGAATATTCCGTGATTTTATTTTTGCGGCTCACTTTCCCCCTGGGGGGTAAGGGGGGATCTTTAGGTTCTTTGACTGGTTCTAATAACTGACTGATTCTGGGTGCAGCTCCTGCACCCTCCCCCCCTGCACCATTTGCACCAGGGGGTGCATATCCTTCACCCTCCCCCCCTGCACGATTTGCACCATAGGGTGCAGCTCCTTCACCCTCTGCCGGAGTCTGCTTTTGATAGGGTGATTGAAGATAAATTTGATGCCACAATGTCGGTTATCAAAGACTTTGAAGCTAAACAGGAAGCCTGTAAAAAGGAAGCAACCCGTTTAACCGAAAGGGCTAAACACTGGCAGCGTCAGGCGGGAAGCCTTCGCCAGTATTTACTTGAGTGTTTGCAAGCCTCTGGCCGTAAGCAGTTTAAATCAACCCTTCACACTTATTCAGTTAAAAAAGGTTCGGTATCTTTAAAAATTGTCGATGAAGATTTAATTCCTGATGAATTTGTGGACTCTCGAACAACGGTTATTCACGACATACAGAAGGATAAAATTAAACAGATCCTGACTGATGCGTTAAAAACCATTGAAGATTTACGCGAGAAAGGTGAGCAGGTGCCAGAGGAGCTTTTAAACAAAGTGCCTGGCGCTCAGGTAGAGCGTGGACCGGAATCTCTTTCAGTTCGATGAAACAAAGGGCCGCTAAGCGGCCTGTTTCAGGAGCTTATATGTTCGTATTCAGAAACGAAATCATCGAAGAAACAAATGACGATTTACGATATCCGCGCAAGCAGTCTTTGAATTCTGCACCTGACTATACAAAGAAAATAGTAGCGCAATTATCTAATCGTCGGAATCTGAGAAAGAAAAATGCTCAAACTAGAACGCGGTAAGTCAGTGTTTAAAGTTCGCCCTCTCCTGTTTACTAAAAGTTTCAAGTGGGCAAGCGTAAAAGTATTTGATACGCAGCAAGGCAAATATTACGGGCGTGAGACAGGGAAACGTTATGGGTGATATGGGCGATTATTTCCGCGACATTGCACCCTATCTCAAAGAGGGTAGAAAAAAGGC